GTTTTAGCAATCGCAACCAATAGGGTGTGATCATCTTTATTAATCGCTAAACTCTTCCACTTGTTAATATCCATCGTTCCTCTCTTTCTTTTCTATATTCTTTTTTATTTTTAGCGGTGGACTTCAGCACATAGCCATACTCTTCTATGTACTGAGATCCGTTATTGTATTTTTGAGTTATACGATTAATGGCGTGTATTCGTCTGTCTTTCCAATTCATCGATCCTCTTTTCTAATTTTATCATGTGGTCTCTGATTTGCACTGACATATGTAACGTTTTGTTACATAGTTCTTTTGTACTTTTAAGCACTTCACCAGTAGCGTCAGTGACTTTTATAATATTATCAAACTGTTCTTTGATAGCTTTGAAAGCATCATCGTAGTTTGGTGTACTTGTAATCTTTGCGGGTTCTCCGAAAAGTTCAATTGTTTTTTTTACTAGACTCATTTGTTCTCCTTGTTTGTGTTACGTCTTGATTTAAGTTCATCATAGATCAAAGTAATGGCTAGAGTTTTATCAACTGGATAATGATACCTACCATCCTTGTCTTTAGCATTACAATTCTCTATAGATGAAACACAGCTGTCAAAAATAAGAGAGTCCTCTGTATCACATCCCTCTGTGTCAACAGAAGGTATGCTCGCTAGTGTATCATCCATATTTTTTATGATAGAATGAAACAACGGACTTGAGCTCTTAATTTTGATCAACATATTATTACATACAATATTATGGGATAGGTGTGAAAGTCAACAAAAATATGAAGTTTATTTTAACTATAAGTATATGCTCGGTTGCATTTCAGGACTGCTCTCCGCCAGTCCAACATGACGTTTTATTTGATAATTTTGATAATTGTGTAAAAACAGCATTAAATGAGATGACAAATATACAAAATATGCTAAATACGGATATGGTAAATAAAAATCTACTAGGCCCACAATTCAAGTGTAAACCAGTAACTTCATTATAATGTTAGCTTCTACTATAGGTTCTTGGATATTATTTGGCACATTGTGCTATACCAACCCCGGAGACGTGGATACTTGCCATCAGATCCTCAAAAAAGGCGTTTTAAGCCCCGCAGACTGCTCTGTAATCTGGCAGAGCACCGCTAATAGGATGGATGCAAAAATCAGAGAAAGAGGCCTATCTATGACCTATGTAGAGGGTGTTTGCCTGTCATCTGAGCCCGGTGTAGACAAGACTATCAATTTATCCTATAATAAAATATGAGAGCATATAGGATCCAAGCCAGAGTGGGAGGAAAGTATATGAACCACTTATTAGTCGCTGATAACGACAAGGCAGCCCTAAATGCTTTTGTAGAAAAAGTAAGTGAGGGTAAAGTGAAGATGATTGACGAAGACTTCTACTGTAAGAGCCACACTTACGTAACATATGAGGAGTTGAATGAGTCCAGAGAAAATACGTCTGTTAAACAAGCTGAACAATCTCAACGCTAAGTGGTCTAATGACTATTTAAAAAATCAGGGTTCAGTTAATGTAACAATGGTTCAGACTGAAAGAGATATTAAGTCTACAAGAAATGCCATTAAGTACGAAGACGTGCAAGAAAATTTAAGAGCTACAGGCTAATTAGTTCTTATTATTATAAAAACCAAACTTTTCTCTTAGGATACCTATCGGCTTTTTAAAATTATAGTGATTAACTATATTTAACAATTTTTTTCTTTTCAACACTGAGTACTTTAAAAGTAATTTAGCAACGTGCAAAGCTTTTCGATGTGAGCACCTCCATCTCCATTGTGGTTTCTTTCCTAAGCCTTGATTTTTTTTATAGTGAATTGTTCCAACTTTAACTATATTGTAAAACCAATGTAAGGGCTCGATCTCAGTCATGGCTATTTCTAAATTAATATGCCACTTCATACACCCTTTCTTAACTCTATATTGTTTATAAACTACACAACCTTCTCCATCAAATAAACCAGCTGCGTAAGCTATAAGATCATTTTGCGTCGCCCCATGATTTTCCTGTGCCATAGTCGACAACGAATGGAACTTTAAAATCAATACACTCCTCCATAGTTTTCTTTATTGTTAAAACATCCTCATCATTCTTTACATTAAAACAAAGCTCATCATGTATCTGTAGTATAGGTAGATGGCCTGCATTATAACAATCAACCATTGCCTGTTTAGTTTGATCTGCAGAGGACCCTTGTATTAATCTGTTTAAAGCTTTATACGTTTTTGCTCTTTTAATATTATCTCTACCGTATTTAGCGACCGCATTATCAAATGTTTCGGGTAAGTGTAAACCAAAGTCTTTAGTTTCCCATTGATCAAATCTACACTTGCGTCCTCTCTTAGTTCGTATTACACCTTTGTCTTGAGCAGTTAACATACATTTTTCAGAAAGTAATTTTACAAATGGGACTTTTCTATTATACTTACTTATTAATATCTCCGCTTCATCTTTTGTTAGACCTAGGCTGTTTGCAAGTTTATTCTTACCCATGCCATACATTAGACCTAAACCAATTGTCTTTGCCTGTGTTCTCTCTATTCCAACAAGATCAGCTACTGTCTGATGAAAATCAGCAGATGCATTCTTATATGCATCAACTAATTCTTGAGACCCTTCATACCCCTCTCCAATTGACGCTGCATAATGTACCGTCATTCTAGGTTCTTGTTGAGAATAATCAAAACTACCCCATTGATGTCCTTCTTCAGGTATAAACAAAGATCTAATTTTAGGACCAAAATCTTTATTCCTTGCTGGTATTTGCTGTAAGTTGGGGTTACCCATTGATAACCTACCAGATACTGTGCCTCCTTGATCTGAACGTAATTGATTTATCTCACCATGTATTCTACCGTTTATTTGATATCTCATAATAGAAGATAAAAATGTGCCATGAAACTTGTTTAATTCTCTAGCTTGTAATATAAGTTTAGAAATTTTATGTTTACTATTAACCAACCAATTGTGTGTAAATGAAGGTTCGCCGGTTTTCTGAGTACGTGGATATTCTACTTTTAATTTATCAAAGGCGGTGGAGATCTGGCGTGCTGCCCAAATGTCAATGTCTAATCCTGATTCTTTTTTTATTGCCAACATTACTTCTTTCTCTTGGCGTATCATTTCTTGTTTTAATTTTTCAGCTGATTCCACTTGCACTCTCACTCCTCTTTGCCTCATCTTAATTAAGATAGGCAGCAGCTCTGATTCTAATTCCCAAATAGTAGATAAGCTTTGTTGTTGGATTTCTTGTTTAAATCTTTGCCATAACATAAGCGTGAGCCGTGCATCTTGTTCAGCGTAAAACCCAACATGCTCCGCTGGTAATTTCCACATCTCTCTCTTTGCATCGATGCCATGTTCTTCAGCCGCTAACTTAAGATCCGTCTCAGCCTTCAACTCACCTAAATAATCTTTAGATAAACTATTTAAACTATATTGATATCTGTTTTCATCGATCAAAGCTGCAGCTATCATAGTATCTACAATGGGTCCGTGCACCGTGATCCCACTAGCCTCTAACCAACCAACATCATACTGTGCGTTATGAAAAATTTTCGTGCATGGTAAGGCACATATATCCTTCATATACTTCTTAACTTGTTCAGGTATCATGTTACCACCACCAAAATGACCAAACGGATAATACCCTTGCCAGCCTGCCACTGCTACAGCTATCCCGATTATCTCTCCTTTTTTCAGGGCCCAACCAGCACCAAGACTTTCATTAATACCATCGTCTCTAGTTTCTAAATCTATTGCGATCTCGGTTGCTCCAGATAGATCTTTGAATTCAGATGGTGATGACCAAATATGTTTTTTAAAATTCATGGCTAATTGTAAACTCACAAAGATCTCTCCCATCTAAATTTTTGCACGTGATGTACTTTTGGTTGCCACTCTCTGCCTTTACGAGTGGTCCAACCTTTGCCTTTTGGAAAAGATTTTGTTGTGCCTGTGTGTGTGTAACCTGCTGCTCTTAAGCTTATCCCAGTCTCTGTCTCTAATGTATAAGTCAAAATTTTAGTGCCACCCATTTCTTTCCAAATTCTAGCACAAGCTCCATATAATAAACTGTTTACATTCTTAGTGCCCGTTGTGCAAGTTCTAACTATCTCAGCCGTATATCCATCATCTAATCTTCTAGAGACAGGTCTACCTACTATAGCTACTCCTAAAATAGTTTCTTCTAAATCTATGGCAGCTATACAAAATTTACAACCTTGTACAATTTTACTGTGCCTATGATTCTGTCTTACATACTCATTTGCGAACCTAAGAGTAGTAGGTTTTACTTTCATATGAATAAGTATGCGTACAATAACATAAAGACAGTAACAAAAAATCCTAAATAAAGATATAGCTCAAATTTATTCGGATCCATAACCCGTCCCATCCTTTCTATTTCTCCATCTCTTACCCCAAGCCCACACACTTAATTTAGAGCCAATAGTTTCAATCCATGAGTAAGGAACATCCAATGTCTTCTTTAGAATAATTCTAATCTTTGTTATTAAATCTGGAATTGTTATCATTTTGTTTATTTTTTTTCTTTTTATGTTTAGCAAATAAACTTAACAAGGCCCTATAAGCCCCGCCACATTTATATTCATCTTCTTTATTTACTTCTTTTATTTTAATTTTATGTTTTATCGCCATCTCTTAGTTTCTTCTTTTCTAATTCACAGTAATGAATAATTTTATCAAGATCTTTTTCTTTATCCTTCATTAAGTATCTAACAACGTACTTGATAACGACCCCTTGGAAGAACGAAAGATTGTTTTTAGAAATAAATTCGTAAGGTTGAATTTGATAACCCTTGTAATGTTTTGGACCTTTTTCTTGTGGTGCTTTAATATCTTTGAAAATACTTTTGTCTGTCATTTCTTCTCCTGTATGTATACTAAGTAATCAGCACCTAATGGGTAATTATATTTATAATCACTTCTCAATAAATGTAAAGCCTTTCTTGCTCTTGTTACACCTGTATACCAAACCTTCTTCTCATTAATTTTTTCTTCTCTATTTTTTGTTCTAAAATTTGCTGGGTAATTAGCTTTTGAGTATAAAATTACATTATCAGCTTCATCACCTTTTACAGAGTGTATTGTATCTATGATAATCTTAGGCTCTTGATCTAATTGTTTTTGCCCATACCTTCTAAGTAATCTAATAAAGTTTCTTGTTTGGCCAGGTTTAAAATTTCTTTTTAATATCCAAAACCAGTGTTTCTTTTGTGAGCCATTCGGTAGATCTAAGCCACACCATTCTTTTAAATAATCAAATGTGTAGTCTCTGTAGTCTGGCTCCTTAGACCAAAACTTATCTGTCCTGTAATCCGAATCACTTACTTCTCTGATAAACCTATACAAATTTTGTGATGCTTTTTTATTAATAGATTTATTATTGCTTAACTTAGTCCAAGCTTTGATAGCCTCCCATTGTTTTTCGTCAAAGCATTTGTTGTCATGATTATCTTTAAAATATAGACCAGCATCCTTAGCTAACATTCTTAATTCATTTACAGTGTTGTGCACTCTACCTAAAATAAACCATGTGTCCTCACTCTTATCGAAAGGTATCTCTCTAAAATTTAAATAAGACTTCACATACCCTTTATCTTTACTGGGTAAATATTCTTTCTCTTCACTATCTAAAATACCTCTTCTAATAATTTGTGAAAATTTATGTATGGCTTCTCCAAATCTTCTTGTCTTCCTTAACTTAACTTTTCTGCCTGGGAAAAATTTAGTAAAGTATTTAGGGTCTGCACCATTCCATTTATATATTCCCTGATCATCATCTCCAGCTAAATATATTCTATCTACCTTAGCTGCCATCTTGTAAATGACAGACCATTGTAAGGGTGTACAATCTTGAGCTTCATCTAAAATTAAAACAGATAGTTTTGGAAACTCTACTTCTTTTATCGCTCTCTCAATCATATCATCAAAGTCTATAAAAGATCTTTGTCCGCCTGCTCTTTTGTAATTCTCATATGTATCAATCTTTCTAAGATAAACTGTAAGGGAGTCTCGTTTGTAACTTTCATTTTTGTAACACTCTTCTGGTGAGACTAATAAATTTCTAGACTTAGAGTAAACACCAAGCGACCAGTCTTTATATGTAAAGTTATCATCTGATAATCTCTTGTCTGATCTTTTAACTATTTTTGTTTGCAACGCATAATCAATCATACAATCTTTAGGATCAAAGACTTCTTCTTCAAAATATCTTCTACAGTATGTATGCAAGGTTTTAAATCTACTAAAGTCTTTATCACCATATTGTGGAAAAGCATCCATAG